CTGTTCCACCTACGGTTATTGTACCTGTAAGCTGCATTGTTACAGTTTCATTAGGGTCATTATCTAATACTGGACCGAACTTATTATTAAAATCCTCAATAGTCCAATTAGTAGCACCAAATCTTGAAAACTTTTGTGGGTGGTGATTGGGGTGAGAAAGATACATTATGTCGCCAATCTGCACGAACTTTAAATCAGCAACCTCTGTTTCAGTAAATGAGGTAACAATCTCTAATGGACTACCGCCACTCATTACTTGCGCTCTTGATTGATAGAACCTTATATATAAATCACCAAACTCAAGGATATAACTATCTATCTCACTAAAGATGAATTCTATTAATCTTTGTTCTTTCGTGGAATCTTTAACCTCGTTTGCAAAGATTGTACCAAGGCGTTTAATTGCCCCACCTTGTGTAGTGGGAATGAAGTTGGTAAGAACCCTACAGCCACGCGTGTAAATATCCGCATCAGTGCGACCATCTAATAGAGGGGTTAATTCACCAGCGTTAAATGAGGTGTATGTACTACTTACTCTTGGCATTATTGCCTCACTCCTAAATATGTACTTTGTTCTGTTCTTTCAAATGTTCCTTGCTGCGCATCAACAGTCTTAGAGCTTCTCAGCATATCCGTAAATTCTTGTTTCTCTGCACTTGCCATAGTTCTGCTGTTTGTAACCTTATAAGCAATAGCCGCACCTAGAGCCTTAGCAAGCAGCTCTACAAACATCGGCGCAAACTTAGCTACGTCTTCTTGGTCAAACACATAGATGATATTCTTAGCCGCATCATCTGATAGCAAAACCTTCTCGCCAGTAGGCGCTATTTCTAGTTTATACTCATCTGCTCTTGAGAACGATGTTTGATTACTAATAGTTAGATAACCATTAAAATTAGAGCCGAAGTTAATAAAATCCGTCTGCTCTTCTGTAGCGAACATACGCACCAAATCACTTGGTAATCCGAATTGATTATCTGCGCCAAAAGCAGGTGACGTTGAGAGCTTATTCAACGCCGCCCTCTTAATGGCAAAATTCCAAGGGTGTAACTCAAGAATAGAGCGTCTAACAGTATCGTAACGTAAGTTACATTCTGTGGCTTCAACAGTGCCATCAGTCAAAGTTGTTATGCTTTTCGCTCCTATGTTCTGTAATGCTAGATTACAAATATCAACTTTTGATACCATGAGTTACACCCCTAAAAAATTATTTACTGTACATTAGCGCAGTAATGGTTCCAGCTCCCGAACCTGCTGTGTTTGCTGTAACAGCAACATCAACAGTAGGATAGGTAACTGTACCAGCGCCAACAACAGCCTCAATCAAATCTTTAATTGATAGACCGCGATTAGCTAAGGCAACAGCACCTAAGCCGTTAGTATTAACTGTACCTGCACTGATATTGGTAGTTCCCAAGAGAATATCAATATCAATTGCAGCGCCAGTATCAGTCTCATAGAAACCAATCTCATAGTCAGTCGCACCAGTAATAGCATTATTGGATAGCTCCAACTTTGTAATTACCTGGTCAACTGGTACAGCTTTAAACAAGCGATACACTGAACCGTCATCGTCCGCAGCAGCAACTTCTTCTGTCGCAATGCGAACCGCAACACTACCTAGACCGAACTTTGACGAAACCTTGTCTCCACTCACATCATCGGCGTTTACATATTTATCTTCAACAGCCATCTTCTTTACTCCTTATTAAATTATTATTCAGCACACTGAACTTTTTGAACTAGCTTTCCCTCTGCGCGAGTAGCACCAAGGAAAAAACGAGCTTGGATTTGCTGTGCATTGTTTTTGTCAGGGCGCTCATTTATTTTAACGCCAATATCTTTATTGACACCAACGCAAACAGCGCGATTTGACATAGCAATGCAGTCACGAACTCCACCAGAAATATTTAAGAAATTAGTATCACCTGTACCATAGGTAATAATCTTCATACCTAGTGCGCTAGTGATTTTACCATTTTCAATTACAGAATCCCTGCGGAAATCACCAGAAGTGAGCTCAACCTCTTGCATCATATCAGAATGCTGTTTACCTGTAACAAGAAGAAGAATCTCCTCATCCATATCAACACCAACCTCATTATTAATGAAGTTTTCCTTTACCTGCAAAAGCTTCGCGTAGGTCAAGCCTGTAGAGTTAGCAGCAATCGTACTACCACCGTCAGCAGTATAGCTAACAGTAGTACCAAAATTACGACCTGTTTTTACAGAACCGACCGCAGCCTCAATAGCAAGCTTATCATACTGATTCATCATTACGCTAGCAACAGATGCAGCATACTCACGAGCGGGGTCAATAAGCGTTTGCAAATCATCGAACTCTTCTAAAGTCAATGTTTCGGCATAATCGCGCATTTTAATCTCACGTCTTGAGTGTACTCTTTCTTGCGCTACTGTATCAGAGAAACGAGCTGTAATTTCAGTAGGTAGAGTGCCACGCTTTAGGCTCTCATAAGCATACTGATTACCCGTAACAGACACTTCTTTAATTAAGCCACGCAGACGAGATTTGCCTTGCCCAGCTTCTAAATGCACTTGGTCTTGAAATTGTATAACCAGTGCTTCGGTTATTGAATTAACCATTTTATTACTCCAAAGTTAAATTATAAAAAAATAAATCAGATTCGCTACCCACATTCTTGTATGGACGTTCCTAGATTTTATATCTCCCGATAAATAACTTGCTTATTAGCAAGTGGACTATTTCAAGCTACCCACTGCTCTACGCCCCCATCTCAGCGATTTGTCTATACAAATCAGAAACACGAGTTTTAACTGTGTTATGTGATGGTGACGTGGTATTTTTAAAATCATCAGACTTTTGCAGCGATATAGCTTCCATTCTTAAATCACCTGACGTTTGTCTAACTTGACCACTTAAATCCTCAAGCCTATCACCAGATGTTTTGTTAAATAAACTGAGGGTATCTTTAATAAACAGCGGGTCATTACCGTATTTTTCTATAGTTTCAGTACTATAGTTTTTCTCTGCAAATGCCTTAGCCTTATTAATATTCCCCTCGTATTCACCCTTCCAATCATCTTTTAACGCTTGTATGGAGGCTTCCTGCGCTTGAGCGGCTTCGTTCTGCAAGCCATTATGTGCCTCTAGTTGTTTAGTGAAATATGTATTGACGATTTCCTTTGCCGCATCAGCAGGAACACCGTGCTTTAAAAACACATCATTCACGTTATCAAGCAGTTCTTCATTGATAAACCCATCAGGTGCGCCCTCTATTGGCTCTATCTTATAAGCGTCCTTGCTATCAGGTGCGCCTAGCTCTTTGCGCAGGCTGCTAAAATATTCAGCCTTAACCTCATCACTGGCATCATCTTTAGGTTTAACAATAGGATTCTGCCCCATCTTTGAAACAAGATTGTCATAGCCTTTAAATACAGAGTCCATATCCTTAAACTCTGGGAATTTTTCTTTGTTGCCCTCTGATAAATGCTCACGGAAATTAAACTCCGCTGTTGACTCTTGTGCGCCTGTATTATCCGATTGTAGTATTGTTTTTTCACTCATGGTCTTTAATCTCCTGTAGTTGTATGTTAAGTAAGTTGTTTATGTGATAGCCTATATGCTGCTTTCCTAAATTGTAATAAGTCTGCTCGCTACTATCATTGTTAAATGCAGTACGACCAATGCTGCATTCATTCAGTAAATCCTTTAGTATCGACTTTCCCAAATCGCTATTAAGGAATAATTCTCTATACGCAATCTGCCGACAATTTATATCTGCAAATACTGGCTCTTCTCTTTCTATCCTATACGCCATTATATTAACCCTGCTTGACTTGCGTCTTTAGCCGCAGCAGCACCTTGTTGTGCTACTTCAAGTGCTTGTTGTTGTTGCTGCGCCTCAGCTCTTTGTACTCTCGCACCCTCTGCATCGCTCAAGCTCTTTAGTACACGAGCAGGCACTCCGCCAATCTCGTGTAGCTCTTCAATAGAAGCGTCAATATCAATCCTGTCCAATGCCTCAGGGAATATCTCAGCGACACTAGCGACAGATTGCATGAACTCAAGTAGTGATTGCGCCTCTCCGCCTCTCTGTGCTCGTGTAAGTGGAGACACATAAAGAACTTTAACATCTTGCCCTGCAAGTATTTCAGGTGCAGGAGGAATAACACCGTTGTTTAGTAATATAGTAAATGTTGATTCAACTATCGGTCCTATTAATTCAGCTTGCACCATACCTATAGACGGTGCTAATAACCGCCCCTTTTCATCTTGACGCTGCAATACTTCTGTAGCCGTCATTTGTGGCGTTCCTACAATCTGCAACTGGTCAACAAAGAACGCCCTGCGGATAGCATCTTGAACAGCAAGTAAATCATCGCGAGCTATTGAGATATTGCCCAACGAAAGAAGAGGCTTAATCTCACCCTCTTTAGGATTATAGAAGTTAATAGCATGAGCTGATGTGTCCAACATACCAAGGCTGCCATCAGAGGGCATTTGCATAGGTGGATTCAGTTGTTTCTCAGATGCTACTAATATAGATTTCTGCATTGAGTTTGCAGTTTTAACATCTGCAAGGGCAGTCATAGCAGGTGAACGACCATAAGGTTCAACGGCTGTTCTCTCCCACCTAGCAACTGGAATAGGAAAGGTTAAATATGACTCCTCAATCAATTCATGCTGCATATCTTTTTCAACATATACACCTTCAAACTCTAAGGACTGCGCGCCAAGAGTTCCAACCCTCTCCTTTCGTGGGCGAATAACATGAATAACGTCAAACTTTTTAGATGGGTCTTTAAGTGCAGCCTTGCGTGTTTTCTCCGATATACTCCAGCCACGCAACGATTCTTTCTCAAGTAACTGCTGTCCGCTAAATTTCAACTGGCGATAGACTGTATTAATTGCACCATTATGCCCCTCTGATATAAATAAATCCTTCACGCTTTGTGATGTAAATTCTATCTGTGAGCTAATACCCTCTTGCACCATCATTGCAGTTGTGCCAAATGCACCAATACCAACCATTGATGTAAATAAATGTCCGTAAAACTTAGCAGATGGCTCATTGAAAGCGTTTAAAACTGTCTTGCCAGCTTCATCTAGCCACTCGCTAACCTCTTGGTCACGGTTAATCTCCTCATTCATTATACCAAGAGTAAACCATCTAGCAGCAGGATTAGCCAAAAACCCGATAATAGAAGATGCAAATATCTTTAAGCTATGCTCACCAGTATTATCATATAGATACTGTCTGCGCTTCTGCCCTATGCCATAAGTACGGTTAAAATCCGCAGCATTAGGCAGGTTGAAATCCGCTATCTCCTGCCACAATGAATCAAATGGCATGCGCTCAGATTTCAGCTCATCAAATCGCTTTATTATGTCCTTTGCTCTAGCTGTCATTTTAAGCCTTTAATATATTCACTCTAGTATCAAAAATTAGATAGTATTGTTACTATCATAAACGACCCCTAAAGAGCTTAAGAGAGTCGGAAGTGCCTATATAAATACCTCCATTACGCTCCTAAACTCTTGGGTGGTTTCAACTATCATAATATGCCGTTACGATAAAACTACTGCGCCAACATTCTCAATAATTGTACCGTTACCAGTGCTGTCAATATAGACGATGAGAGCTTCGTTAGGTGCGTTAAGAGTTGCCACATTGTTTGTGCCGTTAAATGTACCAGATGTTAGCGTTAGTGTATGCGCCGCTGTGCCAGATGCGCTAGTGTTCTTAACAATAAGAAGTCCTTGGTGATTGGTTGCGTCAGCGATTGTTGCCGCTACTATTGCAGTTGCATGATTAAGCTCAACACTCTGTACGCCTACTGTTACTGCCCCTGTTGCAGTTAGCTCTTGCACTCGCGCAGATACATCAGCCGCATTATTAACTTCTGCCGCAGAGGCAGTTACAAGCACGCCACCAAGTAGCAACCCATTAGTGCCGTCATGTGATGCAATATCTACATCTGTTGTGCCATCTGCAAAGATAACATCTCCGCCAATAGTGCCTAATACTGGTGTTGTGCCTGAAAAATCCCAAGCTCCTGTAATTACAGCCGCATCATCAAGGATAGCATTGCCATCAATATCTATTGCGTCCATTCTTCGTGATAGTGGTCTAGTCATTTTATTACTCCTTATTAAATTAAATTATTATGTTGGTATGTCGGTTGATATTGTTACTGTGTTGTTGTCAGTCCACGCCGCCGCAAGTATCGCATCAGACGTTATCCCAGCATTCGGATTATTCAAACTATGCACGCCAGTATCAAGTATGCCCATAGGTTGGGCTGAGCCAGAGCTATATACTTCTGCAATAGATGGCAGCCTGCCACTAAAAAACGTTGGTTGAAATACTCGTCCATTAGCAAAGCCCCCAGCGTTACCTTGAGAGCCTATAGAAACTGCTGCTCCTATTTCAGTAGATACAGCCTCTGTAGGATTCGTATCTACGCCAAATGATGTTATTTCTACTCCATCAACCCATGATTTCATCCTGTCGCCAACAGTAGAATTATCTGCATCAAAATGTATCATAATGTGATGCCAGTTAGTATCTGCAAAGAGGGATGCTGTAGAATCTTGACGACCATCAATTGACCCACCCACAACAGTTATCCATTGAAGTTGATTCGAGGAATTAATTACTAGTCGCCACTCTGCACCACTATTAGTAGCACCAGCCTGTTTAGATAGTATAGTATGAGCCACGTTATTAGTGGCACTTCTCCACCAAACACTAATCGCCCATTTAGCTCTATTATAGTTCCCCCAGTTATTATGACTAATAGTCAATGATTCACTAGACGCGCTAGTAAATAATGCTGAGCTAGTGGGCATTAGTAACGGATTAGCGGCTTGGCTAGCTGAATCAGAACCAAAAAGACCTGATTGAAATATACTCATATTTAGAACCCCACAAAAGTTGCTGTTGTTACTGCTGCGCCACCACCTGCCTCTTCTCTCTGCGCAGCTCCTATATCTAAAAAGTTATTCGTCAGTCCTCCTGGAAAACTTGGCGTTGGACTGGCTTTTGCTTTTAAATTAGTGCCTATTGTAAAATCACCATTAGCAGCATCTGTAAATTGCGGGTCAAGTGCAGTGTCATTATTACCTTTAGTAACATTTGTAACGTCTGTTGTGTTGTTGCTGAAATTGTTATAATCTAGGAACGCACCATTAACTACTGAACTTGCTGAAATGCCTGCGGTACAGTTGTCTATAATGTTATTCATAAATAAGGGATTGGTGTCGGACATTAAAGCACCTGTGGCACAATTGTAAAGGGTGCAATTAATTACTTTATTACCGCTTGCGCCGCTCCAACCTATGTTAATTCCCACAGTACAAGTATCTGTAATGCAATTTATAAAAGACATAGAGTCAGACGTATAGGCGTAAATCCCATCAGATGAATCGTGTAAGTAACAGCCATATACCACACCATTAGAACCGCACTCTAATCCCCTGCCGTTTGTTGCCTGCCCTTCGCATAGTATAATACGAGCATTACTGCCTATTTGAATCGCGCTTCTGCTACCTGACCCACTTGTATTTACAACCTTACACTGGTGGAATGCCCCCGCATTATCTTGCCCCAAACCCTCGCTGGCTGTTGTGGTTACGCTCAGGAATCTAATCTGCCAGTAATTATCAAACGCTATACTATTTGCACCCGCTGCAATTAGAGGTCTGTCTGCTCCTTCTGGCTCATCACCACGAGTGGTGTTATACCCTTTAACTTTGATAGGGCTACTATCCGTTCCATCTTTAGCGACTGATATCGCCGCTGTTAAAGTGTGCGTGGCATCCGCAGCAATATGAGCAGTATTTCCTGCCACCATTGCTTCAAATGTTGCATCTAAAAAAGTTGCAGCTCCCCCCAATACCCCACTACCACCTGTACTTGATACTGTGCCAACCACCCTATCAAGAGTTGCTACCCCTGCTGCCTGAGATACAATCTCATACCTACCCGCAGTAAAGCCTGTTCCTGACGTAATGTTTATTAAGTTCCCAACATCATCAGCAGCAAAAGGGTCGGCAGCGGAGGTTATGTTTGTAGCTGTGGTAGCATCAATAACAATATCTGTCCTTGTTGAGTGAACAGCGTCTTGTTGAGAGTAATCAGTTCCAGATGCACCTGTCACAAACCCACCTGCACCAGTTGCAGTGCCATTGGCTCTAATTTCCCATTCTGTATTTGCAGATAACACCATTAGTATAATCTCCCATCTTTCTTGTCCTTGAAAACAGTCTTAACATCTTTAATCTTAGGTATTTTCCTAGGGTCGATATTAAGCAACCTCTTTATATGTAGCTTTTTATTTACAGGCTCTGTCGGCTTCAAGTCCCCTCCTAAAATCCAATCAACACCATCATTCTGTACACGAATCCTACGATTACAGCCTCCCTCAACCGTGTTCCCCTTGGGTATCTTTACATTATCAAGGTTACAATTCACAAACGTAACACCTGTCATTCCAGCAGGAAATATATCACTATCAACGTGATACTCTTGATAGAAGCAACTACCTTTAATAACAGTATCATTAAAATCTTCTACTACAGCATTAGTAAAACTCTGACCTGTAAAATCACCAAAGCTATAAAGTTTATTAATCATTATGTCCTCGTTACATTGAGTGATAAGACAGCTTTAGTTATTGTTGCCACAGAATCTACATTAACACCGATATAATCACCTTCTGTCAGCGAAGTTGTCCACCCTGTTAAGGTTGCATCTTGTGACTTAATAGCTGTACTGAGCGTTGGTTTGGCAGAGGCAGTAACTGTATCCGCTACTGTTGGAGGATAGTTTGCGTAAGCATCCACCCAAACATCAAGAACAATACTGCCACTGACATCAGCAACTAAATCGTTTGAATCAATAGTGCAATCATAAGGCACTCTCCAATAGCCATAAGTACCAGTAGTTATCGCACTACCTGCTCCGTCAATATCTATTGCTAATTGCCCCTTTGCTACATCTGTTGGAATATCACTAGTTAAAGCCATAGTGCCTGTTGTGGCGGGCATAGTTATTACTGTTGTTCCTGCTATCGCAGCAGCATTCAACTCTGTCGTGCCACTGGTAGACCCTGCGTGTAGCATCTTTCCTGAATTAAAGGTTTTAGCCCCTGTTACTGTTTGAACACCCGCAAGGACCATATCACCAGAACCAGCAGGAGTTGCCCAAGTGTTATCGCCACGCAGGAATGTTGTGTTGTCGGGCATCCCCGTGGCTGACAACATCGCTATATCAACAGCATCAGCAGAAATCGTAGTGGCAAAGCTACCTGTACCAGTTCCAGTAACATCACCCGTTAAAGTAATAGTCTGGTCACCAGTATTTGTTCCCGAAAGATTGCCTATAGCAGCAGCATTAGTAACAACAAAGTCTACATCATTTGTTGCATCTTGATAAGTAACCGTTATGCCTGTTTGCGCGCCAGTTGAGACAGCTGCCCAAGCAGCGTCTTGTATTTCTTCTGTAGTTTGGTCGGCAGTTGCTCCGTTCTCTACATTTAGAATACTTCTTGCAGTTACTGCACTTAGAATCTCGGGGTCACCAGTTGCAGCAGTGTTTCTACCAACAAAACTAGCCGTAGCCATATCCGCCAGCTTTGCCAAGGTTACAGAATTATTATCTATTTGTGCTGTTCCTACCGTAGCCAATGCAGCAAGTGCGCCACTATCCGTTATATCTGCAAGTATATGATTATGGCTAGATGCTGCTTTGCCATTTATCTGCGTTTGAATTGCAGAAGTCACACCATTAGTATAATTCAATTCTGTAATTGAAGCTGTGAATCCCAAATTAGTTAGTGCAGTTGTTGAGTTCACCAAGTCGGAAAGGTTATTAGAAGCAAGCATGTCGCCGCCACCAGCAGGGGCAGCCCATGTATTATCACCACGCAAAAAGGTGGTGTTGTCAGGCGCTCCTGTAGCAGACAACTTTACTACACCGATAGAACCATCGGGAATTGATGCACCATTTTGCTCAAATATACTCATTGTTGAAACTCACCTACAACAGTACCAGAAGTATAATCACCAGTCTTAACACCAAAGCGATACTCAACATCACGAGCTGGTTCATTAAATGCAAGCTGCCCATTGGCAGTAAATGCCTCAGCAACGCCAGAATTATTTGTCACATCACGCCAATTTACGCCATCTGACCTACGCTGTACCGTTACAGTTGCAGACCAAGTTCCAGATAGCTCAAGAATAGCGCCGCCCTGAATCTTTACTGAATCACTAAATGTATTTTGTGCCGTAAGACTAGCAGACACACGTTTTTTTGAATAGGCAAGCGACATTAGCTTCCTCCAAGTAAGTTTCGTTTTTGTTGTTGATTAGGTGCAGCACCTTGTCCGCCTGTAAGAATAGTCTGAACTTGACTGCGTTTAAGAGCCTTGCGCTCACGCCTTCCAGCTTCCGCAATAGTTTCTTCTTTCGGTTGTGGTGGTAATGGTGCAATCTTTGGGGTAGAAAGTAAGCCGCTCATATATATATCTCTATTATATGCACCGCTACCCGTTTTATGCACAACGGACGTTGTTTAATTTTGTCGGGCATTAGAAACTAACAACTACCACCCAAGAGCATAGTAACACAACAAAAACACTCAATCAATAGAAAATTGTATCCCTATTTTGTTGTGCCTGTCGCTGCATTCTTTCTTTAATCCGCATAGGCTCTCTAATCTTAAATGCAAATGTTAAAGCAAGTGCATCGCCTAAATCTGGCGACTTCATGCCACGCTTTTTAATATCGTCCTTGCTCTCAAGCTGCAACCGCTGATTATTATCAAACTTATAGCTAGGAGTGATTAAATCAGCTTGTAACGCATCGTCATCAGGAATCTGGTTTGGTTCATCACCTAGCCAATCCCTCATCTCACCCCACATTTCAGCACGCTTATTCTTATACTTTTCGTCATTACGAGCTTTTCCTCCAAAGTTTACATCTCTAATTATATCATCATAGCCAAATCGTTTCAGTCCATCATATACGCCAGCACCTAAGCCACCAACGTCAATATTAACCATCAACGGCTTATATCTATCTATTAGCTCAGCGACTATATCCCTCACGTCCATAGTGTCTTTATTCTTATAAGTGAGAATCTTGCTACAAACTCGCCCCTCTCTGAACATAATGGCAGTTCTATCATCTCCAAACCTTGCAGGGTCTACGCCTATAATCAGCGGTGCATCTTTATCAATAATTGGTGTTCCGTGCCTTGCCCTGTAAACTCTCTCAGAATCAATAAAGCAATCATCGCCCGAAGATTGAAACGCCTCTATTGCCGTTGCGGGGTATTCCTGTTTAAATAGCCACGTACTGTCTAACTCTTGTATCTTAACCCTGCGCCAGTGTATCTGCTCATCGTCTAAATCATAAGCCCTTTTATATTCCTGCTCCTCAGCAGATAGCACAAAATCTTTAGCAACAGCCTTCCTATATTCATCTTGCCAGAACCAAGGTGTGAATATTAATTGATACTTACTATCGCCCCGCAAAGCGTCCATGCACATATTGTAGTATAAACCACCAACACCGTTAGCAGTGCTTTCAAGTATAATCTCTGTATTATCTGCATCAGGTACAGCTTGCAACGCTCCACTGGCTATATCTTGAGCATTATCCCAAAATGCAACCTCTGAATTAGACACAATACCTGTTGTTGTTTGGTAGTTGTGGTCTTCATGGTCTACTTCTATGTCCCATACAGACTCTATCTTTCGTGGCTCTATACTCTTAACCTTACAATAAACAACGCCGTCTTTAACGTAACTCTTTTCTTTCCTCTTTCCTAGAGGCTCATTCTTATATCTGCGTAGCGTATTACCACTTATTCGCATTAAATAAATATCTTTAGTCGGCTTATCGTATCTAGTTCTCTTGCGCCTAGACACTGAGCAAGCGCCGTACAGAACGAAGCTTACTCGCTGTATTTGTCTTGCTATCTTCTCGTGTACACTGGGTGCTGATACCTTACTAGGGTCTGTCTTACTTCCGTCACCATCAAGATAGCCCTTAAATACACCAGCGAGAAAATCCTTGTTTGTTTTAAAGAACCACTCAGGGATGTGCTTACCCTCTACTCTTCCGCATATAGAGTTTATGGCGCTTGTTAAGAATTTACCATATACGTGAGTTACGCCCCTTAGTGTGCGCTTCTCTTTGCAATGCTTAATAGATGTTTCAAGTCCGAACGTCCCTTTTAATGCTTCATTTATATAAGTTTCATCTTGGTGATAAGCAAAAGTAGTATATCCCATAGTATCTTTAGCATGACCTTCTGCAAGATAATAACCAAGCAAATAACCAAAGTCATAGTTAAGCTTAAATGTATAATCCTCGATATGCTTAGAGCCACCACCCTGCGGACGCTCTTTATTCTTTAGTCGATAATCATAAACCCTAACACTTCCATCGGGGGTCATGTCGGGCATAGCAACATAATCATCTTTCGTCATGTCAGATAGCTGTTTATAGCCATCTTGAGTAAGCACTTGATGATTGCCTGTTAAATGTATAGCCTCGCCACTTACCCAACACTTAAGCGTATATGTCTGCTTATCGCCAGTATATATCTTGTACTTTATAGGAGCAGCAGCGCCAGATGAAGTAATAACCACATCACCCTCTACAGCATCCCCCATCCTTTTGGCAGAACCATCAGCTAGAACTATGAGGCTATCCTCACTCAAGCATCCATGAAATAGTTGTATTGTACTTGACCGCCCTACATTCTTATTCCCTGCCGTTCCTACCTTGTAACCACTATCTAACTCACTGAATGAAAGTTCTTTGATATTACTTGTGCCAGTGGTAGTCCTTACAAACGCGGGCACATTCTCATGGTAGCGATTAGCAATATTAAACAGGTTAGCCGTTGCCTCTCCGTCATGTGTAAGAATAAACACCCTTACCCCGATTGAGTGAGTAGCTCTGTGATAATATCTTGCTGCTGTGTATGTAGAACAGCCCTGTTGCCTGCCCTTGAGGATTAAAGCCCTAACCTTGCCAGTATCAGCCTTTTGCTTCTCTAGTCGCTGGTGAATGTACTCTTGAGCCTTGTTCAGCTTGAATAGCTCAATCTTTCCTGCCTTGGTTCTTATGTAGAGGCTGCTCTTTGCGTATCTTATAAACTCATCACGCAGAATATCCCGAAGCTGTATATCGTCCATCTAATCCCTCTAGTGTTTTCGTACTGTAGCAATAGCATAAACGCTCTATTTATCAACGGCTTGGTTTTTGACGTTATTCATCGCTCATTACCCTTTTTATGTATTCATCATGTGATTCTGTTACTATATCCGCTTTAATCTCTTTCTTATCAATAATAACGCCGTGGAGTTTAGCCCTGTCCATAGCGTTTATTCTTAACTCTTTATAGTCACCACTTGCCTTTGCCATATCCCTAGCTTTTACAAGCTCATCATTGAATGTATCTAGTGTAACTTCATTGCGTTTATTAAGCTTAGCCCTTAATTCTTTGATTCGTAGGGCTATATTAGGGCTATATAACAACCTACTAGCCTCAACATAAATAGATTCATCACTCATGTTTTCCGCATCATAAGCATACTTATAAGCATCAATTCCCTTTTCTTCATTACGGATGTATTCTACTGCGAAATTCTCTTGCTTTATCGTTAGTGGTTTATCAGTCATTTATTACCTCGCAATGCTTGTGTAAATCTGCACTTGTTTCAGCTGTATTAAATCCCTTTACCCTAGCTCTTGTAAATGCTAGACCATTATCTATATCATTATGTAAATTCGCTTGACGCGCCGCACCCACAAGAAGCCTGCCACCAAACATAGGGTAATGTTTTCGTAAGACAAGCATTTCGCCTATTCTAATCGAATCGTTACTTGCTATTATTTTTTTCTCTGAACTCTCGTAGTATTTCGTTCTTAGCACATCACTAACAGCCTTAAACAGTGCGCCGCCGTCATTAGTGTAGTCGCCGTATAATAAAGTGCCCTCTTCTGTGAGTGTGATAGCTCCACCAAGTATTTCTATACTAGTCATTGCTCTATCTCCTTCTATGTTCAAAGCAAGCATGACTGCTGCAATAATTGGGATACGCCTTTGTTTGCTTATTAAACTTTAAACATAGCCCTTCAAATATACCCTTATCAGTTTTATCGCCTCTTTTAAAGTGCTTACAATCATTGCAATCCGCGTCAATAATCTGGCACTCGTAAGCCTCTTCTTTCTCCCCCCTCTGCTTACAATCCTTATGGCATAAATACCAACCACTTGACCAATAAGAGGCTGTTAAGGCTGCGTTCTCTTTCTCTACTTTACCCTTGCAATAGCGGCAAGCATCACCCTGCTCCAGTGCAAACCCTAAAAACTCCGCTTTATCTGGCTTAAATTGCCCTGACTCCGCAATCTTTTTATCTGCATATTTTTGATAACTACCCAATTCAACTCCTTTGTTACCCCTCTTATACCACATATATAACGCTAGTGCAATACCTATGTCAATATAAATAATATATAAAAAGTATATAATAAGTATTGACAGCCTATAGCTTTATGCTAAGATGTACCTATCTACCAAAGATTAACAAACATAACGGGAGAATGAGCAATGAGTGGTGACAATTTAGAATTTGAAGGATATTGCGACATAAAAGCCTTTGACGGCGGCGAGGAATACGAAAAGGAAATTATGGTAAACGTAGAGGCGACCGTTGACGTTGGTCATGCTTGGAGCGACCTTCCTTCTGGCTATGAGGTGGAGACTGAAATTAAAAGCATTAAAAGCGCTGAAACTGGTGAGGAAATAAACCCAGACAGTGCCGCTGTTGCCAAACTAGAAGAGCAAGCTTATGAAAATTGGGAGCGGAATCATGGATAATGTAACAATTGAATTTAGCACGTTGTTAATGCGTCCGATAAACAGCAACGGCGATGAGATGTTAATCGGGGCAGATATAACCTTAAAAATAACAAGCGGAGTTCCTAAGTTTTCCGCTATATGTTATAATACAGGTGACAAATTAGAGTTATCACCTGAGGAAATAGACGAACTCAAAACAGAGGCTATTATACAAAGTGAAAAACAGGGGCAAGAGAAGATTGATAAGGCATATCAAAAAGTCGTCTGCTTTATGCAAAAGATTGATGATGCAATAAAGGAGATAATAGAATGCAAATAATAATCGTGGCGGCGGTAGTGATGCTACTGGCCATAAGCACAAACAAAAGCGAAATAGTAACAGCCTGTAAAAAACAGCAGGTATATGAGTTTAATCACTGCCTATTGATGGCACAATAAAGGAAAAAATAATGACTAAAGAACTATTTGAAATCAAACACCCCTATTCGGGTGAAGTCCTATTTAAAACAAAGGCTATCTCTCTAAAAGTAGCCCTTGAAATAGGAATAAAAAAGGATGCTGACCTGTGGGGTGCTGACCTGAGGGATGCTAACCTGAGGGAGGCTAACCTGTGGGATGCTGACCTGTGGGATGCTAACCTGAGGGAGGCTGACCTGTGGGGGCAAAAAATATATATCTCCCCTAATTTTATGGAGCTTGAGCCATACCGCATAATGGCATTTAACTCAGTTATAAAGATAGGCTGCGAGCTGCACACAATTGAAGAGTGGGAAGGATTCTCTGATAAAAGAATCTTAGAGATGGAGGGCAAGAAAGCCCTTGAGTGGTGGAAATCTTACAAAGAGCCAATACTTACTATAGCTAAAATCCACGCTGAAAAAGCAGAAAAAGCAAAACTTGAATTTAAAAAGGAAAAAAATAATGACTAAAGAAAATGATAAAATAATAGGGGCTAGAATACGTGAGTTGCGTACTGTCCTAGGGATTAAACAACGCGAGCTTGGTAAACATCTTGATGTATCCTTTCAGCAGATACAGAAATATGAGAGGGGTGTTAATCGTATTGGTGCGGGGAATATAACCAAAATATGCGATATACTTAAAATATGCCCTAACGACCTCTTTTTAGTGTCTAGCACTACCCCTTTAGAAGCTCCTAAGGCAACGCTTAACCTAATGAGAGATTATAACAAATGCACGGCAAATATACAATGTCATATTAATGCCCTTGTGTCAGAATTGGCAAATTAAAATGAAATTCACAGGCAACCTACATAACAGCAAACTTGATTGTGGCGGTGCTATCCGCAATTATATGGAGCAGTTGCCAGACGGTAGATATTCCGTAGAGGTTAAAGAAGCCAAAAGCAAGCGCAGTTTGCAGCAAAATAATTATAGATGGGGCGTTGTTATACCGACAATCATCAAACGCTTTGATGAAGGTGGTCAAATATGGACACCCGAAGAGGTCAACTACCTGATTAAGAAAGAAACAGGGATGTATATCGAATATAAGCAATTACCTAGCGGCAAGTTTCAAGAGATTGTAGTTGAAACCAGAGGAAAAAGCAAGGCAACCTTTGAAGAATTTATGGAGAAGGTTAGGGCGTGGGCAGCGCAAGAATTACTATTAACAATCCCAATGCCTAACGAGGAGTTAGAATAGTTGACAAAAGAGTATAAAGATATATAATCCTTGTACGCTATATGTAAAATTCCTGCCGTAGCATATAGCGTACCACGCTCATCTCGCTGGTAGATATGCGTTTCCCGCTCTGCCTGTCAAGGACTAGCATCGGGGTTGCAAGACCTAGGCTTGTTTTCCTGACGTTAGAGTTTGGAAAAATGGTCTAGGTACTAAAGCAATATCTGGCACTGCTTCCACAACTCCATTTCTGTTCCGTAATTTTCCTCAAACGCCTCTTTACCTACATGAAAGGCAACCCCATAACCACCAGTACGGTGATGCGGAGGGCAAAGGGGTATCATCTTCTCAGACTTTTGTGCAATCCCTACACCTATTTTCAGGTGGTGAACCTCAGCTGGTGAATCGGGATAGCCAAGGTTAGCACATACGATACAGCCTAGTTCTGCAAGTCTAGCCTCCTCCTTCATAGCAATATCTTCTTTGCCTTCTCAAGCATCCACAATACAGCTGTTGCATCCGCCTTATTACTTGTGAAGAAAAATTCATCATCTTCGCTATATCCTATGACTATTATTTCTTTTAAATTTTGTTCCTTGATAGCATCAACGACCCTATCGGGGCTTATATCAAGCTTAGTTACAATATCTAAATAATGTATATTATCCCGCATTTATTTTCCCCCATATCTTTCTCGTATTTCCAAGCCTTTGCGAGTCATTGGACAACTGCTTGATATAAAACATCATATCCTTAGCAATCAGCTCATCTGCATTAACTTTATTATTTATTCTATCATAATAATTTTGACTAACGCCATTAAATATTCTTAACCAATCGTGCATTATTATTTTAAGCTCTGCCTTATTATATCTATCAAGGCAGCTACTGGGGGGAATAGCTATATTCTCATTATAAATAGCATTTAATAAGCGCTGCTCTGGCGTTAATTTATATTCTAGCATTATTTGTTTTTAACCTCACTCCAAAATTTAAAATCATCTGGCAGATATGCAAAATCTATATACCCACTATCAATAAACCAATCTTGTGAAAGAAATTCACCGTCAGTATCATAATAATTGCCGTCTTTATCCTTGCGGAATAAATTAGCACCAGAGCCATCGCCATAAAAGGCAACAAATCTCTTGCCAGCCTTAACTTCATCTGTATAAAAACAATGTAATCTCATTTACTTCTCCTAGTAATAATAATTAATAAACATATAAGTAGTATAGCAGCTCATACCAAGCGCAAAGAACATAGCTAAACCGCAAATAATATGCAGCAACGCTACATAATTATCAAACTTACTAGGCTTCTTAGTTCTTATTCTTCCGTACATTTATTCCTCCATCTTGTTTAAATAATATCTATATGTATGCCTGCACCAGCTTTTGCCCTGCTCATCAAGCATACTCAGAGTTGCTATAACGTCTTTCCGCTTGGTGATTCCGTGTAGTTGAGTCTTAGTTTGTGCGCTGCTAAAATAGCCTTGTTATCTCTTGACCGTTCATTTATGCCCTATATCATTTTTTACGCTAAACCCTCTGCGTGATGAGGTTAACCCCTTTGGCGTTGATATTATGTCAATTTCTTCACCATCTATTTTAGGTGGATTAATTCCATCACATTCAATAATACTTCCTTTAAATTTCATTCTTGTTAGTACATCTGATAGTTTCTTATAAGCCATAATTACCTCCAAACTGTTTCTGATTCATCTATTTCTTCCATGTGCGTGCCAGTCTTTGCGATTCTAAAGGCTGGATTCTCCTCACTACCTATGTTCATCGGCTCTGTTTCCCTCGTTGCTATATGCTCAAGCCATATTTCAGATGGGTCTGTTTCATATTTCTTTTCTATCTGGTGAAGTTCATAAATCCAATCAACAGCCATAATAATACCATCGCCGTTTCTTACCTCTCCACTACGATTTATCTGCGCCGAATATAATGACCAAATATTATGTTTCTTGGAAAGCTCGGCTATGGTTTGTGCTACGTTTTCTTGGTGCTGGGCTATCATTACGCCCTTCTCAGAGCCAGTAACAAGCTGCAAATAATCAAGTATAAAGCCTTTTATCCCATATTGATAAACAGCTTTGTTTACAATAAGCTCAAGGTTTTTTAAAGATACTCGTGGCGCATCAACATAATACATCGACTGCTTATCATCTGTAATTGTAGAAACTAATTTGCTAGCAAATTGAGGGTTGTTCTTCTCGCTTTTAAAAGCCTTTGGTGACCTACCAATCTCAGCACCTATAATTCTTTTATTAATAGACTTAGAACCCATCTCGCAAGCAATAAATAAAAACTTATCATCTCTCTTGCGCAGGTTTCCAGCAATTGTAGACTTAATCATTGTCTTTCCAGCCTTGGGCTTAGCGGCTATGCAGTAAGAACAGCCAGCCTTTAATCCGCCGTCCATAGTTTTATCAATCTTATCTAGTCCAGTGGGATAAATTTCATCTACTTTATCAAGGTCTTCAATCATTTCTTGAGTAACATCAACAAATTTCTTTATTTTAAAACTTGAATGACTATGGGATAGCGCAAGTGATTGCTGATTAATGTCCTCGAGAACATCAGGAACACTTATATCGTCTCTGCCAGATTGTATTTCTTGTATTTTCTCCTTAAGAATATCATTTAATTTGCGTTTATCGGATAAGTCCTTAACAAGCCTAGCGCATGGGGTCATTATTTCCCCACTAGAAGATATTAACAATCCCATCCACTTTGCTTTTCCACCAACATCTTTAAGGTCGTAATCCTCGTTAAATAAGCTTGCTATATTAGCAATGCCAACTTCCTTAATTGGAATGGTATCTTGCAAGAATCTAAAAACGATTTGATGCTCATTAAATGCAAAATCTTCAACAGATAGGTATTGTATTTTATAAAGATAGTCATTTTTGGCAATGAGGTTTGCAAGTACAACTGTTTCGGCGTGTACACTTATAAGCCCAACAACTCTTGAATCTATCCTTTTATTAGCCTTCTCTAAAAATGGTTCTATATTACTCATATCGTCTTCTTCGCACCTCCTCTTGAATTTATAGAAACAGTTGACTTATACTCATCTTCCCATCTTTCAGAGTTAAGCCAAGTTGTAGCATGAGCAAAGTCTTGATAGTCTGGTTTGTGCTTAATATACAATAAAAGGGCTTTTATTATTTCCTCAGGAGATGTTTTATTGATAGCTTTTTTCCAAGAGATAAACGCAGGTGCTTTTTTCTCTCCTCTTGGATATTGTTTCCAAAAGTCTTCAAATTCCTCAGAGTATTTATTTTTAGCCTTTATATTATCAGTATCAGTATCAGTATCAGTATCGGCTTTAACTGGGGGCGACTGGGGGCGACTGGGTTTATTTTTCTTTCTACCCCCCCTCATTCCATTGGATTTATTACGCTCGCAAATAGATAGCCAACTGCCATAATCCCTTATCAGGTGCGACAAAAACGGCTTATATATTGCTGATAACAAACCCGATAACCCACTGGGCTCAACTGGGTGCGACTGGGCTAATTGTTTAGAAGATTTAATGATTGCTTTAATTAGTTGACCTGCGTCGTCATCTGATAGTTCAGAGAATATTTCGCACTGGTCATGATATAATAGAAATGTTTTTTTTTCGGTCATATAGCAGCTCCATAGCTCACTGTTCCATAGCTTTAAATGACGGACATCCTGTGCTATGGATTAAACAGGTTTAAGCCGCTAAGCCGAGTCCGTCAAAACAAAAAGGTGCATGAATATTACACACCAAAACTATACTAAAATATCAACCTTATAGCAAGGGGCTTTTTTATGTTTCTGCATTTCTATCCGCTCCTTCTCAACAACTGTTACATAGGCAGCTATTGAGGTGTATAGTATTCCTAGAATTATACTCATTCTTCTATCTCCTCTATATCAATTCTACATTCAAAGTCACCATCAACCCATAGCTGGCGATTATCAATTATTAAACTATCGTCCTTTAGTATTCCGCAAGCAACAAGCAAATCACTCACCGCCTTTTCATAGTTAGCAACATCACGCTGCCTCTTATCTGGACGGACTAGGTTAATAACAACCACACACTCACCCTCAATAGTTTGGTGATATGGCGTTTGCAGATTTAGCTTTAGACCTGCCTCAGCTATCCAAGCCTTGTATTTAGGGCTCTTATATCTGCGAGCCTTACCTGCGTATAATCCGTTTACACTTGGGGGGAATGGGAGGGAAAAGCTATGCTTCATTACTTTTCACCATCTCTCAATATCTCCTTTTGCAGCATCATTCTAATAGTTGCTTGCGTGGTTGCTATTAAATGTTTTCTTTTATACCTCTCAATATCCTCAACTATCGGAAAAGGAAGGCTCAAGCTTATGATTTTATTTTCTATATTATCCATTAGTAATCCTAATTAATTAAAATGTAGTTGCACTATATACAGCTTAATGTAGTTGTGTCAATATAAAAAATATAGAGAAAATATATAATAAAGGTGTTGACAAGGCGGTTATTGGTGATATTATGGCAGGACGTAAACACAACAACTTAACAAAAAGGATTTATTATGAATGTAGACGATTTAACAATAGGCGAGGCTAAACAGCTAGCTACAATGTTTGGCGGAGGCTCTACAGCTTCTAGTGCATCAAGCGGCTTAAATAGTCAGCTAGGTAAAAAGGTCATTATTAGAACGTACTCGGCAGGGGTGCATTATGGCGAGCTTGTAGAAAAGGCAGAAACAGAAGTGATATTAAAAAATGCAAGGCGTTTGTATTACTGGAAGACTACGGACGGAGGCTTATCAATTAGCGAGGTTGCTAATACTGGGCTGCATAAAGATTCTAAGGCTTGCGCTGCCGTTGATAATATCTGGCTTAATGCGATAGAGATTATTCCTTGCTCCAATAAGGCAATTAAAAATATAGAGGCTCAAAATGATTTTAAAGTATAAATTAGAA